TTACAAGCACAACCTCATTCAGCTGGTAGTTCAAGTGTTTCAACTTTACCAGCAGCAACAGGAACTTTAATTGGAACTGGAGATACAGGAACTTTACCATTAGCAGCTATTGATATTGATGGTGGAACTGATATAGGTGGTGACTTAACAACATCTGATTTAATTATAGTAGATGATGGTGCAGGTGGAACAAATAGAAAAGCAGCATTATCAAGAATTGTTACTTTAGTTGATGCAAATTCAAGTGCAGCAAGTGCTGGGTTTGCTGTAGCAATGGCGATTGCACTTTAAATGAAAACAAAGGAGAAAAAATAAATGGCTCAAGATTTTGAAAGAGTTTTAAAAACTAGCATAGGCACATCAGCTACTGAAATAAGAGCAGCAGCTAATAGTGATGATGCAATTATTGGTATGAGATTTGCAAACAAATCTACATCAGCAGTAACTGTAGATGCAACTGTTAAAAACTCTAGCACAAGCTATTATTTGATAAAAGATGCACCAATACCAGCTGGAGGTTCTTTGGAACTTATAGATGGTGGTTCAAAAGTAGTTCTACAATCAGGAGATAGTGTTGAAGCATTATCAGATACAGCAAGTGCTGTGGACTGCATTTTATCAGTAGTAGATTCAATTAGTACATAAGGATTATATAAATGGCTTACATAGGAAATAAACCGACACCAACACCTTTAAGTGGTGATGACATACAAGATGGTACTATAGGATTGGCTGACTTATCTGCTACTGGTACAAAAGACGCAACTACATTTTTAAGAGGAGATAATGCTTTTGCAGAAGTTGCTGGTGGAATATCTTGGCAATCAAGTATTGTTACAGCTTCAACATTATCAGCAGTAGTTGGAAATGGTTATTGGATTGATACAACATCTAATACTTGCACAATTACACTTCCTGGATCTGCCTCAGTAGGTGATCAAATAATATTTGTTGATTATGCAAGAAATTGGGGAACTAATAAAATTATAATAGATAGTAATGGTTTAAATTATCAAGGTAATCCAGATACTTTCACAGTAGAATACAGTACAGAAGGTCAAATAGTTAATATAGTTTATTCAGGTGCAACAAAAGGTTGGACACTAATTGAGGATGATCCTGTAGAACAGTCAGGTATTCCTCCAGCAACTCAAAGAGCAATATTTGCTTTTGGTGATACTGGTTCAGTTGTTGGAATGTCAAATTTAATGGATAGTTCAGGAGTTATTGGAAGTGATGTTTCTGCTGTAGGTTCATCATACCATTCAACTGGAGCAACTAATTATGGTGGTGATAAAGCAATCTATGCTTATGGCTATAATGGTAGTGGTGCAACCAATAAATCTAATTTAGTTTCTAACTTAGGCGTTGTAGCAAGTGATACAACAGGAGTTGGAACTGCTAGAACCAGTCCTGGAGCAACAGCTTATGGCTATGCTGGTAAAGCAATATTTGCTTATGGCTATGCAAGTAATGTATCAAATATACAAAATCAAGTATCAAGTTCAGGAGTTATAGCTACAGATACAACAGGAGTTGGAACTGCTAGAGATTCTTTAGGATCAGCTATGTATGGTGGCGATAAAGGAATATTTGGTTATGGTAATGATAGTTCTGGTGGTGATAATGGAGTAGCCACAACAAATTTAATTTCAAATGTTGGAGTAATAGGCTCTGATGTTTCAGGAGTAGGAACAGTAAGGTATGCTTTAGCAGCAACTTCTTATGGTGGAGATAAAGCAGTATTTGGTTTTGGATATAGAAGTGGTGTTGGTTCAACAGCAATTTCTAATAAAGTTTCAAACACAGGAGTAGTAGCAAGTGATACAAGTGGCGTTGGAACTGTTAGGTATCATTTAGGAGCTGCATCTTATGGTGGAGATAAAGGAGCTTTTGCATATGGTAGAAATGGTGGAACAAGATATTCAACTAAAAATTTAATCTCAAATACTGGTGTTGTAGCTACAGATACAACAGGAGTAGGTACAGCAAGAAGTAATTTAAAAGGAGCAGAGTATTCATTTAGTTCATAAAATGAATAATTAAAAAAATAAAATGGCATCAAAATTTAATAGTGAATTTAATTATCGTTACCAAGTAATAGGAGATACACCTTGGGAAAAGATAAAAACTTTAAAAGGATTTCTTGAAGGTAGAGTTAGAGCAGCAGCTCTTGAAGAAGTTGGAAATTTAAAAAACCAAGCAAAAGTTGCTAAACTAAAACACCTAGAAAAAAATGGTGGATTAGAGCATGAAATATTAGAACTTAAAGCTGAAATATTAGAAGATAAAAGCCATGAAGAAACTACTAAAGAAGCATTTGAGTTAAATAAAAAAGAAATTGAAATACTTAAAAAATTATTAGATGAATTATATGCTATTGCAGAGCCTACAAGAATAGCTGGTTATTCTGATGAAGAAATGTGGGAAGCAAATCAAGCAAATGAATTTACTGTTAATATTGGTAGAGAAATTCAAGCTGAAATGATTTGTAATGGAAAACCATCCCCAGCTAAATTAAAAAATGCTATGTCAAATCCTTATACTTGGAACGCATTAAAAGAAGTAGGTCTAGTTCCAAAAGACACAAAAATTTTAGTTGGAAATAATAATCCACAAGAAAAAATAAAACTTATAGGAGTTGAAAATGAAACTATATAAAATTAATGCAGAAAATTATGAAGATTATTATGGCACAATAGAAAACCGAATAGATAGATCGTACACAACGACTATTGCACAAACACCAAATTGTGATGCTTTTTTATTTTTATGTAAAGATGAACAAGATGCACAAACTGGATTAGAATTATTAGATACAGTACCACCTGGATTTGATTTTACTTATTGTCAAGAATGGGGTTTAACAGTTAATGATGCTGTTGTTGATAGAGTAATAATAGATTTAAGAAAAAAAGCTTATGGTTCTTGGGAGGATCAATTAGATGAAATCTACCATGACATAGATGCTTGGAGAACAAGAATACAAACAATTAAAACAAATAACCCAAAGAGTTAATAAATGGCATATATCGGTAAATCCCCAGCATTAGGAAACTTTGTAAAACTAGATGCTATTAGTGTAGTTAATGGTCAAGCTGCTTACACTATGCAAAATGGTAGTGTAAACTTTACAGATTATTCTACAGTTAATCAATTTTTAGTTTCATTGAATGGAGTAATACAAGCTCCAACAAGTTCTTTTACAGTAAGTGGATCAACACTTACATTTGCATCTAATCTTGCAACAGGAGATGTCATAGATTTTATAATGGTGTTTGGTAATTCCTTATCTGCTGGAACACCTACAGATGGAACAGTTACAACTGCTAAACTTGCTTCAACTTCTGTTACAGCTGCTAAACTTAATAACGATATTATTTCTGGAACAACTGCTCTAACAAGTGAACCAGCAGACACAGACGAATTTTTAGTATCAGATGCTGGTACATTAAAAAGAATTGATTACTCATTAATTAAAGGTGGTGGAATTACAATGGCAGAACAATGGCGATTATCAACTATACTTACATGTAGCACAACAGACACAGACGTAGATGTAACAGCTAATTTAGAAAAAGTAGATACTGATAGTCCAGGTACTATTGGTTCATCAATGACAGAAAGTTCAGGCGTTTTCTCCTTCCCATCGACAGGAGTTTATTTAATTTTAAATAATTATATGTTTTATAATGGATCTTCTAGCTCTAGTTATAATGGACTTATTACAAGAGTTACAACTGATAATTCATCTTATAGTTATGCAACTGAAAATTATGTTGGAGTTAATAGTAATTATAATAATGGTTCATCTGCTTTTATTTTTGATGTAACTAATACATCAACACATAAAGTAAAATTTACTTATTTTGTAAATTCTTCAGTTACTTTAAGAGGCAGTACAAGTAATAACATGACATCATTTTCGTTTATAAGATTAGGAGATACATAAAATGAATAGAGATTATCTACAAGAAGCATTAGCAACTTTTAATGGTGCTAATTGGTATGGTTGGAAAACACATGATGATGATGGAAACAAAATTCCTAATGAAGATCGTATGCAATACAAGTATATTAAAATAATAAAAGATGGTGCAACAATGCCAACAGAAGCTGAAGTAAATGCAAAGATACAAGAATTAAAAGATGCAGAAACACAAAAAGCAAATGACAAAATATCTGCACAAAATAAATTAAAAGCATTAGGATTAACTGATGCAGAAATAGAGGCATTATAACATGGCAATAATTAAACCAAACAATAATACAATATCAGCGATAACTGCTTTACCAGCAGCTATTCCTACTGGTAAGATTTTGCAAGTTCAACAAGTAACATCAACTTCAAATCAAACAGTATCAGCTACCTCTTATACTGCAATTACTTTTTTTTCTGTTGCAATTACACCAAGTGCAACATCTTCAAAAATTTTAATATCATGTACTACTGGTGTTAGAAATGGAACAGCTGATAAATCAAATTATTTAACTATCTACAGAGATAGCACAAATTTAGGAACAGGAGCAACTGGCTCTCTTGCATTTATTTATCCAGGTGCAGAAGATGATATATGGTTTAATGCTCATGTTTCTCTTTTAGATTCTCCATCAACTACTTCAGAAGTTACTTATCAACTTTATAGTAAAACCGATAGTAGTGGTGCTTGTCTTGTAAATGGAAATGCTCAATTAGGAAATATAACTGCAATAGAGGTAGCTGGATAATGATAGATAAAGCAATAAAAAAAATAAATTCTAATGCAGAATTTACATATCAAGATAACGATATAAATACTATTCAATGGCTTAATGGAACAACACCTATTCCTAAAGCAGACATAGAAGCTAAAATGGTAGAGGTACAAGCAGAGTATGATGCTAACCAATATCAAAGAGATAGAATTTATCCTAGCATTGGAGATCAACTAGATATGCTATGGCACTCAATAGATCAGAATCCTAAATTAAAATCTGAATACTTTGAGTTCTATGAAGCTATTAAAGCAGTTAAAGTAAAGCATCCTAAGAATGGCTAATATATATAAAAATGCTATGTTTGATCTGACAACTACAGATAAGACAACTGTATATACTTGTCCAACTGACAGAACAGCTTTAGTAAAATCTATACAGA